GACTTCATCAACGGTGAAGGAGCCTTTACCGATTAATGCCTCTCCTTTCCAGCCGATGAACAGAGTCAGCTCTGCCCCTCGCGTTGGTAACTCTACCCGGCCGTCGGCATCGTTCAGCTCAATATCGAGCTGGTCGGCCTCAAATCCGCGGTTATCGGTTAGCGTCAGGCTCATCAGCCTGTCGCTGATGTTGCCGGTTATGTCCCGGCTGTCAATTTTCAGCACGTAAGCGGGAGTGCACACCCCGCCCGCACTGCCAGTCAGCGCATTAAGCATTAAGCAGCCCCGTCACAGTGGTGGAAACATTCGACACCATATCCCCCGCTTTACCGACAAGCGTTTCGGCCTGCCGACCAATATCGCCATAAAGTGCCGCAAGTGATTCATCGACGCGGGTAAGGGTCATCATAAAGTCGATTTTTCTCGGGGTGCCGTCACTAAAAAACACGCTGCCGGTTTCACTGACGTTATTAATAACGTACATACCGTAAATCGTACCGCCGCCATCCAGCAAAGACCATGCACGGCCCTCCTCGGCCATCAGGCGCACAGTAGTCATGGTCACCTTCCCGCCCGTCAGCTCTGGATAAAGCACGCCTGCAAGGGTGATCTTTTCCTCTCCTGGGCCGAGATACTGAAATGCGTCACGCTTACCTACACGCGAGTTTGACGGCCAGCGGTATTCCGCATCACGTTGAAGTGTCTGATAGGGCAACGTCTGTCGCATAAAGACAAACATGCCAAGCGCTAGCATCATTGTGGTAACTCCTTATCAGTCATAAGCCATGCTGGATCGGGCGCGGGCGCGCTTGTCACGCTCGAATTTTTCTAACGCGTCTTGCAGCTGCTGATCGAGCTGACCGCCCGCCGCCGCCCCTCCCGGCAGGGTGATGTGGTAATCACTTTTACTCTGATCGATATACGTCCGCCCTGCCGGTGCATTCACCGGTCGATAAGCCTGATATCCGCCCGCCTGGTTTGCTGGGGTGTACCCTGCCGGCTGCGACTGGCTGACAGGTGACTTATAGCCCGCCCCGGCCCCCGGAGGTGCCTGATTTTGCGAGGCCGCTTTTGTTGATAGAGGCACATCACTTCCAGACCTGGCTAGGGCGGGCGTTGGCACGATAACCGGCGGCGCTGTGTTTACAGGTCGCACCGCAATATTTGGCTGCGGCATAGCTATGGGCGGTGGCACGATAACCGATGGCGCTACGTTTAAGGGTTGCACGGTAATATTTGGCTGCGGCATAGCTACGGGCGGTGGCACGATAACCGATGGCGCTACGTTTACGGATTGCACCGTAATATTTGGCTGCGGCATAACTACGTGTTGCGGCATGGCGGCAGACTGCAACACAGCTGCGGGCTGTTGCGGCATACCTGCGGCACTGACTCCCAGCACTAACCCGCCGTTAGCCGCCGCGCTGGCACGCGCAGCCGTCTGATCCAGCGTGCTCGACTCCTTATTAATTATTCCGAGCTTTTCCAGCACCCAGTCAATCCCGCCGCGCAGCTTATTGAATGCATTGAGCGGCAGCATCAGCGCATCAGCCAGCGCCTGCCCAAAGGTTACACCGACGTCGCGGCAGCTGTTCAGCGTGTCCTGGGTTGCCTTCACCGGCGCAATAAGATCGGTAAACCACTGCCAGGCGGCCTTCAGTTTTTCGCCCAGCCAGTCGAACATAGGTTTAACCGGCGTAAAAAGCTCACCAACCGGCGCAAATGCCGCCCGCAGCCCTTCGACCACGCCGCCGAAGAAGGCGCTGATCGGCTCCCAGTATTTGCGAATTAGCAGCGCACCGGCAATAACAGCCGCAACAACAGCTATGACTGGCCAGGTAATAGCGCCGATGGCTGCCATTATGGTTGCGCTTGCGATGCTGAAACCGGCAGACAGCAGCCCGGCCCCAGCAATTAGCGCATTAACTCCTGCCATTACCGGCCACAGCACTAAACCGATGCCACCCAGCACGGCAATCAGGCCAGTGACCGCACCCGCCACTAACACAATTTTTGCTACCAGTTCGGGATTAGCGCTTACCCATGTATTCAGTTTTCCCAGCCATTGCATCGCCGTCTGCGTGAGTTTACGAAGACGATCATCCATACCTGTGAACACATTCAGACGCAGGCCGGATAACGCTCCCTGCAACCTTTCCACATCACCTGACAGGTTATCGCGTAACGTTTTACCCATATCGTCAGCCGCTCCGCTGACGTCTCCGAGCTGATTTTTTACCCCTGCCAGTGCGGCGAGAAATTTAGGGATCTGATCGACAGACAGGTCTTCGACTGGCGTACCAAACAGGGCTATCGCCGCGTTTGCCCGCTCTGCCGGATTTTTAATGGACAGCAGGCCGCGTGCGGTTTTTTGCATTGCCGCGCGCGCCTTTTCACCCCCTCTGGCAATATCCGCCGACATTTTTTCCGCGTTCAGGCCAATCTGCTTATATGCCGCGACGCTGTTTTTCGACATATCAGAGCCACGGATAGAAAACTCTTTTATGGCATCGCCGGTTTTATCGAGCGCGAATTTCCCCTGCTTTGACATCTCAACAAGCAGCGACATTGCTTCCGCGCCGGTAAAGCCCATGTTGCGGAAATGGGTCGAATATTCGTGCAGGATCTCCGGCATCTCACCGCGCATCTGTGAGGACACGCGCTGCATTCCGGACACGATCAGGTCCAGCGCCTCGTCACTGTTTGCAGCGAGACCGTTTTTAATCATGATGCCCGCAATCTGGATGCTTTCTGCGGCTTCGCTGCCGAAGGCCGTTTGCATATCCAGTGCCTTGCGGGTAATTCGGGTTAATTCAGCCTCGCCAACGTCCCCCATCGTCCCCAGGGTACTGCGAACCGCCGATACCGCCTCGGTAATATTCTCAATATCGCTACTGACACCGGAGCTGTTAATTTCCTGAATGACCCGGACATACTGCTCTCCACTGGCGGCGTCTTCACCCTGACGCGCCGCTATCAGCGCGCCGCTGTGCTGCGTCTGCACTTCCGGCGCAATCATACGGCTTCCCGCAAACAGCCCCGCAGTAACCAGCCCCAGCGCCGCCGCACTGGCGTTTCGCGCACCGGCAACCATTTCCCGGCCCCGAGCATAACGCTCCCTGACTGCATTGAGCCGGGCCTGTTGCTGGCTGACACGCGCCAGTTCAGCACGCTGGCGCTCCATTGCGGCGGTAGTCTGCGTGATGTTTCCGCGCAACTGTCGTTCAGCAGCAGACAGATTGCGCGTATCTATACCGGCCTGTTGTAACCCGGAGCGCTGGCGCTGCACAGACAGGCGCAGTCCATCATATTTAGTCTGTAACTCAGCAGCGCTTCGCCTGGCGTTATCCAGCGCTTTGACCTGCGCATTAGTGGGGTTAGTGGTGTTTCGCATCTGGAGCGCCAGCTCCGCCGCCTGCTCCTTTGCCTTTTTCAGCGCATTGCCGGTGACGGCAAGCTGCGCGCTGGCTTTACGAAATCCCTCAATCTGCCTGGCGCGCTCGTTTAACCCCTTTAATTCGTTCTGCGATCCGCGTATTTCTCCGGAAAGGGTGCGGCTTGCCTCCTGCACCGCCTTAAAGGGCCGCGACGCCTGGTCAACCGCCTTGAGCAATACCTGTAACTTAACGTCACTCATTCGTGTTTCCGCTTCGCTGGAGCGCCTTCTCGCGCCATGTGAAAAGCTCGGTCAGGCTCAGGGGATATAGCTCCGATGGCGGCCAGTGGAAAATCACTGCGATATCCGCCATCAGATCGTCAACCGATAGTTTTTTCGGGAAATCTACTGCGCCGAACTCGGCGACAAAAAACCAACCACTTTCCCGGCCAGTGCCACAAAGTCCGGCAATTCCAGCGTGGCGATTTCCTGCTCGGTCAGGTTCGGGGCCGTCATGCGCGGCAGCACCTTAATCAGGGCGTCAAC